CATGCTGAGGAAATGGAGCTTGCTTACTTGCGAGGAGAGAGAGCTTATCCTATTTTTAAAGCTTGTCTTAAGGATGAGCCTACAAAATTAAGTAAGGATAAAGTGCGTGTTTTTCAAGGCGCACCTTTAGCTTTCCAACTTCTCGTAAGGAAATATTTTTTGCCAGTTTGCAGACATATTTCTATGCATCCTCTTTTATTTGAGTGTGCTGTAGGTGTCAATGCCCAAGGTCCTGAATGGGATCAATTGGTTAGATACATGAAGAAATATGGTGATAATATGCTTGCTGGTGATTACGGGAAATACGATACCCGTATGCCTGCGCAGATTAATTTGGCATCTTTTAAGGTGCTTATTTCGATTGCGCAGGTATCTTTAAATTATACTTCTGATGATTTAAAGATTATGGAGGGGATTGCTACTGATATCTGTTATCCAGTTACCGCTTATAACGGTGATCTGTTACAGTTTCTTGGTACATCCCCTTCAGGGCATAATTTGACGGTTTATATCAATTCTATTGGTAATTCTTTGATGTTACGATGTGCTTTTTGTGGAATTTATCCTAAGAAAAATATAGCATTTCGTGATGTTGCATCAATGATGACCTATGGAGATGATTGCAACGGCTCTGTTAATCCGAATTTCTCACAATTTAATATTGTGAATGTTTCCGAATACTTTGCCAAGCATGATATCGTCTTTACTATGCCAGACAAGCAAGCTGAGCTTCAACCCTACCTTCACTTTACAGAAGTTGACTTTCTGAAGAGGAAGGCTGTGTGGAATGAAGAACTTGGCCTGTTTGTCGGACCTCTCGATGAGAATTCTATTTTCAAATCACTTCATACAGTTTTAAAGTCTAAGGCTGTTTCCCTTCGTGAACAGAGTGCCTGTAATATTGATGGTGCTTTGCGCGAATGGTTTGCCCATGGACGTGAAACGTATGAACTACGTAGACAGCAGTTGCGTAAAGTAGCTGAGGAGTCTGATTTGACTGGAGCTTGTCGAGAGTTGGACATTACTTATGATGATCGAATTACTGCCTTTAAGGAAAAGTATCTCTCTAAGTAATGTCCTCCCGTCGGGGACGACGTAAAATATCCACTCCCCGTATGCCACATGGGGTTCATTAGTAACGTTAAAGATGGCAGACTAGGATAGGTTACCGAGAATAATAAAGGTATCCCCACCACCTTATGATTTCTTAGGCGTCCTAGTTTCTCGCAGACTCCTCGTAGTCTACTCCTGTTTAGGAGAGTGCTTCGCGAGCACAAAAACGGCAGGGTATACTGGAAGATTAAGTGCACTTCCTTTGTATATATATGTACTTACTACAAATTTTGATGATTTTAATATAGACATAAATATGGGTTCTACGGAACTCACCTCCCAAAACGTAGGGTTCTCGGATCAGAACCCTAGTTACACCTACGCTGTTGAAAGTTATCCAGACATCACTTATAGTGCTGCCGATATGGATGATGCTGAACTTGGAGATTTTTTCTCCAGGCCAGTTAAAATTGCAGAATTTCCTTGGTCAACCTCCGTGAATTTTTACGAAGAGTTTGATCCTTGGTCTCTCTATTTTGACAACAACCGTGTGTGTAACCGTATTTCTAACTTTAATCTTTTGCGTGCAAAATTGCACGTGAAGATTTTGGTTAACGGAAACGGTTTTTATTATGGTAGGCTTTTGGCCAATTATAAACCGATTCCCGAGTGCGACGAATTCACCTTAGATAGAGCTCTGATTCCGCAGGATAATATTTCTGCGTCACAGCGCCCACATATCTATTTAGATCCCACCACTTCGCAAGGAGGAGAAATGGTTTTACCATTTTTCTGGTGGAACAATGCCTTATCAATCCCTAGAAGTGAATGGTCAAGGATGGGTGATATGTCGATTCGAACTTTGAACCAGTTGAAACACGCGAACGGTTCCACTGACCCTATCACGGTTAGTGTTTTTGCTTGGGCTTCTGATGTGTCCCTTTCTATTCCTACTTCATCTAATCCACGAACGCTTACACCGCAAATGGGTATGGAGAAAGGTGGGAACAAAAAGAAGCCTAAGCCGAAGGTTACGTTTAAGAGCAATAAGCCTAAACCGAAACCTTCTATGCAAGATGAGTACGGTTCTGGTATGGTTTCAAAACCTGCCAGTACTGTTGCTAGGATCGCTGGGATGCTCACACAAGCGCCCATTATCGGACCATATGCTCGAGCTACTGAAATTGCAGCTGGCGGTGTTGCTAACATTGCAAAGCTGTTTGGATATTCTCGACCTAATGACCTCGATCCCATTAAACAACTCACTCCCAGATATATGGGAGATCTTGCTACCACAAATCTACCTGATTCAATCCAAAAGTTAACCCTAGATGCAAAGCAAGAGCTTTGTGTTGATGGATCAACATTAGGATTGAGTAATACGGATGAAATGACTATTACAAGTGTTGCCTGTAGAGAATCTTACTACACGCGATTTACTTGGGCTATGTTAACTGATCCGGAAACACACCTTTTTTCGACTGCTGTGTCCCCTGTTGTTTGGGACACAGTAACAGGAGGAGTGTTGCCGGAAGTTCATATGCCCGCTTGTTGTTTCGCAACCATGCCTTTCAGAGAATGGCGTGGTTCCATGAATTTCCGTTTTCAGGTAGTCGCTTCAAATTATCACCGAGGCCGTATTAAGGTTGTATATGAACCGCATGCAGTTGCATCTAACGAGTACATTACAAACTATACGCAGATTGTTGATATTAGTGAGGAGAAAGATTTCACTGTCACTGTAGGGTGGGGTAATCGCTATGCGTATTTGCCTCACCGTTCTCCAGGTGTCAGTGACTTGCCGTATGATACGGTAGCACCAATAAGTTCAGTTGGCCTTTTTGAGAACGGAATTCTTTCCGTTTATGTTGTCAACGAACTTACTTCTCCTAACTCTTCTGTCAATAACGATGTGCAGATTAACGTTTTTGTTTCTGCTGGTGATGATTTTGAGGTGAAAAATCCTGATGCTACATTGATTCAGAATCTTACTCCGTATCAACCTCAGAGTGGGTTTGAAGCCCAATCAGGTGATGAAGGAGTAGTTCAGGGAGATGAAGAGTGCACGAATGAGCCCTCTGCTCCCATGCAAGATTTGGCTGCCACTACAATGGCTGCTCATCTTGACATTTCTGATGCAATGTCATCAGTTTATTTCGGGGAAGATATTACGAGTTTTCGTCAGTGCCTTAAGCGATATAACTTCTTCAGTTTCTTCCCCCTCAATACTTCCGGTACGGCATCTTTGCGCATTATTACTTATATCCTCGATTTTTTCCCTTTTTATCGTGGTCAAGCTGGCGCAAATAGTGCTTTCGGTGTTACAGGTAACTACTGCAAATTGACTTTGCTGAATTATCTGACTCCTGCTTATCAAGCATGGCGAGGAGGTATTAAATGGAAATGGCAACTCGTAGGTGGTGTAGCGAGTTCGTCATATTCCAACATGACCATTAGTCGTGTTCCGCAGACTACAACAGCTGCTAACGTCGTAACTAATACTTCAGTCAACTTGACTGGAGCTGCCGTAGACGTTTTGATGGCAACTGTTAATAATTTGCTGCCGAACATTTGGTCAGGTGCAATGGCAACATCTGCACAAGAACAACCAGTATTAGAAGCTGAGATTCCCTTCCAACAACATTACCGTTTTAGATGCGGTAAACGAAGGACATTCGAAGCAGGTATGACTGAGCCTGATAGCAATAACCTGTATAGGGTTGATGTCATGGCAGACAGTGCCGCGAATAGGGGCACTGGAGCTTTGACATATTGTGCTACTGGCGAAGACTTTTCATTGTTTTTCTTTACTGGTTGTCCGGTATGGTGGGTTGAATCCACCATACCATAATTTTGAATATATATTAATTACATATTCCATTGGGTTTGTCCCCTGGAGTAGAGGGGTTTCCTAGCGTC